AATTGCAGCAGTATATGCAGCCATTGATTCAGATAAATTCATATCAGAATCAGCATTGTTTTCTGCTACTTCATTAGATTCGTTATCACTCGCTTTTGCTTTAGGGAAGTAAGAATTTTTTAAAGTTTCTACACTTTTTCTAAAACTGTCAGCGTCTTTATATTCAATACTTTCTGCTAAACCGTTAAGTTTGTCAGCCTCAGTTGCAGCCAAGTCAGCAGATACTTCTTTAACTATATCTGTTCTTGTTGATTCTGCAATCTTTTGGTTTAACTCAACGTTCTTTTCGATAGATTTGTTAACTTCTTCTTTTAACTTCTCTATCTCAGCAGCTTGATTCTCAATTACATCAAATTTTTCTTGTGGAACATCAATGTAGTGAGACTCAAATAAAGATTTAAGACCACCGATAAAATCTTCAGTAATCTCATTTCTTAAGCCTTTTTCTATTGCCAATTCGTTTTCTTTCATCCACTCCTCGACAACATAGTTTAGATAAGCGTCAACTTTTTCTACGATTTCAGATTTAGTTTCTTCAACTTTTTCTGCAACCTTAGTTTCGTATTCACTTTCTAAATTTTCGATTTCTTCGACCAATTTTGCTTTAACAGCAGATTCGAAGATTGTAGCCGCTTTTGCTTTAAATTCTTCTGATAGGTCTTCACCTTCAGTTAAAGCATTAACGTCTTCTTTCATGTCCATGTCTTTTACTTTATCTTTAGCAGTCATTTCTTTTTTAGCTTCTTTTTCTTTATCAGCTTCTTCAGAAACTTCTTTTTCTTTTTCCATGGTTTCAACTTGTTTTTTAACTTCAGATTCAGAGCAACCATATTTTTCAGCAGCTTCTTTATATGAACAATTACCATCTTTCATATACATTTTAGCAGCTTTGATTACTTCTTTTTCATCAGCAGCTTCAGACATTTCTTTTTCGTCTTTTTTCTTATCTTCTTTGTCTTCAGCTTCTTTCATGTCTTTTTTCTTGTCTTCTTCTTTTTCCTCAGACTTTTCATCTTCTTTATCATTCTTTTTGTCTAAGTATTTTTTAAGACCTGCAGGCATTTCACCTTCTTTAACTTCGTCTTTTTCTTTTTCGTCCTTTTTCTCATCAGCTTCGTAAGCAGCCTGAATATCTTTTTTAGGCTCTTTTTCAGCAGAGAGAGTAGGCATTGCGTCTGCTGGACCTGCACTTTTTTGTTGTGGGTCACCAGTAATGTGATTAACCCCTTGTGCGAAATCTACTTTAGCGTCAGTCGGACTTGTAACTGCTTTTGTAATTACTTGTTGTACAGTTGCAGCCAGTGACTTTGCTGGTTCAGCAGGAGCGGCGTTTTTAGTTGGCAAATCTGCCACAGTTTTTTCAGCCATCGTTCTATCTCCTCAATAGTTTTTATTTGTTAATTATTGCAATAATGACACCTATCCCGTAGGAATGCGTCAATTATTATTTATAAAATTACAGTTTTTTAAGAAAAGATTCAAACACTTGAGCATTTTTTTCTGCTCTTGCTATTCTCTCTTTACTTTCTGCCTGTAACTTTAATTCGTTAACCTCTGCTTCTTTCAAAATCCCATTATCCCAAATCCACTCTTTGCCTTCCATAATGCCTTCTACAAAAGCATCAGGTGCTGATGGATCTGCAACTATATCAGCTGCGGTTGCAAGGTAAAAATCGTCTTTGACTACATTAGCACCACCTACATTTGCAAGTGTGCCCATTCCTCTACTTGAAACTCCAAGTCTTGCACCCTCGTCAATTAAACTTTTCACTATTTTTCCATATGGGGTATCTAAAACTCGTGCTTCACCTATAAAATTACTGCCTTCTGGATATAAAGCTTTTATCATGTGCGAAACTCTTTCTAGGTTAACGGTGGGACCGTCTGGATGACCTAGTTCGCCAAATGCTCTACTTTTATTGATGAACTCTCTATTATATCGTGCTACTTCTTTTTGAAGTATCTCTTTAGGATAGATTCTTCCATTTCTATTTTTCACATCGGATTGCATGAATACACCTTTAATGGAATAGTTTCTCTTTCCACTATTAGTTTCTTCTACAATATATTCCGCTTGTTCTATTTCTTCGGTAATTAACTTCATTTGTATCTATCTCTAATTTCTCTTTAATATTTATACAAATTTATCACCTAAACTCAATAATAATGGTATAATTGTCACCACTCGCAAAGTTTTTTGTTGAAAACAATACGTCTCCTGTAGGTGTTGTAGCGTTATTTGTTATCTCATTTCCATCTGTTCTAAGGTCCCAATAACCTTGACCAGATAAAAAAGCAGCAGTGGCATTTGTTGCGCCATCCCAAATAATCTCTACTCCTGATTTTGCATTTGCACTATTGATGGACCAATTTATCTTTGCGATTTTTCTGTTACCATCTTCAGTCATAAAAGTAAGTGCCGAAGCATCCACTTTTCGTACTAAAGTTTCTCCCGTACCATCAGAAAAATTAGTAAACTTGCCTGTAAATTTGACACCAGAAGTGTCAACTAATGTTAAACTTGAAACTGTATCAGCCATTTGTAAAACCTTTTTCTTTTCTAAATTCTACTATAATATTATAACTGGTTACATTACTATCAGATGATAATAAAACATCACCCTTTGGATTGACTAATGTAACACCTGTATCACCTTGTTTTATTTTTGGTTCATTTACTTTTAAACCATAATTACCTCTACCACTAAATGTTGTAGAGATTTCTTCGTCTGTTTCAGCGTCAAAAAATAAAGTTATATTTCCTGTGCCAAGTATTTCATAATATAGATGTGCAACTGATAAATTAGGACTTGCCGAAGCACCTATTGTTTCAGAAGCGTCTAATAATAATTGTTTTGTTTCACTACCAACACCGTTTGCTTTAATAATTGTTTTAAAATTATCGTCTGCTAAAGTCGTTGTAGTAATTGCCATAACATATTAACTTCTTGGTGAACCTACAGCACTTGCTCTTGAATCAGCACAAGTAATTTTGTCTTTAGGTGCCTTTTCAATAATAACTGTGTCTCCACTTGCAATATAAACAGAACCTAAAACTGAACTATCACCATCTGTAACTGTTAATGTAGTATTTGCTGTTGCGTGTACTCTTACAAAACAAGCATTACCAATAGTGTTTTGACTTGGGTCTGTTATAGAACTGCCTTTTACTATAAAAGTTTGTGACATTTTTTTACCTTCTTAAAATTGTTAATGTTTCTTTATCAAAATAATTCATTAAATCATTTTTACTTACGCCGTACTGTTTAGAAGCAGTATCAACGTTTTTTTCAAAATCTTTTATAACGTCAGCAGATTTATCGGCCATTCTAAAGACCATATCTACAGCACGTTTCATTTTAGGCGTTAATTTATTATATTGCCTAGTACGTTTGTAATCGTTTGCTTCAGTAATATTTTCTTGTTTAAATTTACTGAGCCACTTCATCACTTGCTACCTCTGGTGTTTCATCAGCAACATCATTTCCTGTAAAAGGATCAGCTTCAGGTGCGTCAACACCAACTTGCCCTGTAAACATAGATTTTGCTACATCAGTTTTAGCATTATCTAAACCAGCAGAAACTTTATCAGCAAGAGCATTTCTTATATCTTCTCCCGCTTGTTGATTGTCTCCTGTTTCAAGTGAATTTACAAACTTTTTTAAATTTTCATTACTCATAATTATATTTATCTCCTATACTATGCCACTCCAACCTGTATCAGGTTCTTTTGTGACTTTAGATTTCTTCTTTCGGTTCCTCTTTTTGAGGTTCCTCTTGTTGAGGTTGTTCGGAAACAGACTCTTCTTCAATTTGATTATCAATTTCTTCAATTTCTTGTTCATTTTGTTTTAATATTTTTGTTCTTATATATTCGTTAGAGAAATACTTACCAACATAACCTTCAAGTTGTTGTGCCAGTTGTACTCTTTCTCTCATCATTTCTGAATTTTTAAGTTCAGCAAAATATCCATCTTGTAAGAAATTGTATGTTATATCTCCCATCATTGAATCCCATTCTTCAGGTGCAATAATGCCTTTTAAAATTAATTGTGTTTTTAAAAGGTCGTGGAATAACATACAGAATTTCTTTCTTAAACGACCTACAAATTTAGTAAACTTAACTTCATCTCTACTAATTTCTGCAGCTCGACCAAGATTGAAACCTTGTCCACCTTCTAATCTACTAATTGGTATATTAAGAGAACGATATAGTTTCTTTTGGAAATATTCTATATCAGCAATCTCACCTAAGTTTTGACCACCAGGCAATGTAGTAATTTCAGTTCCTCTCCCACCTTCTCTACGAGGT